GGTCGATCCCGCCTCGGCCACGATGCTGCCACCGCTCGCGATGGTGAGTGTCTTGCCGCTGCCGATGGTCAGGTTCCCCGTGATCTTGCCGTCCTTGTCCTTCTGGACATTGGTCGCCTGCTGCGCAGACGTGCAGGCCGCGAAGCCCGCGGCCAGAATAATGCAGAGCGTGGTGCGAATGTGCATGGTTAGGCGTTGGCCGGCGCGCTAAAGCGCAGGAAGACCCAGTTGATCCCGTTGAAGACAAACTCGGCTACGAGGTCGTCGCCGCTGCCATCCGATTCGTAGCTGGTCAGCAGCGTTCCGCCCGCCGTCGCATTGCGCCACTCGATGACGATGCCCACCGTCGCCGGCATAGTCATGCGATGCACCAGCCGGGCGCCCGTTACGACGGTGGAGGCTGCGGCGATGACCATGATCCGCGTCGTCGAGCCGGCGCCCGAGATCGTGGTGACCTCGGTGTGATTCAAGCAGAGGCTCGCGAAGGTCACCGTGGTGTTCCCGCTCGCGTTGGCCGATGTGTGGTATGCGGAGAAGTTCACGACATTATTGTCCTCGGTGGTTTCGATGGTGCGGCATTCCAAGTCGCACTGGGTGTTGCGTCCGATGTAGGAAACGGCGACGACCTCGTAGGCCGCATCGCCGTCCACGATACGCCAGCCCGGCGCGATGGACGCGTTGTAGCGGATACGATACGTGTGCGTGGTCTGGTACTGCTTGCCGTCCGCGGCGAATTGGCGACCGCCACCAATCGGATCGCGCTGCGCCCACGCCGTACCACCGCTCGAAAAACTCAACAATGCACCGCCCGCCGCATCCCGGCTTGTCACCGGAATCCGAAGCGCGATGGAGCGGTCGAGTTTGCCAGGGTTCATCAGCCGAAAGAGTAAAAGCGGCGCGGCCCGAGCAGGGCTTCCGCGCTGAACTTGAATTGCGAAACAATGGTGCCGCTGATCTCCATCACGCGGTTCTCCGCGAGGGTAGCAGCGACGAGCAGCACTGCGGTGCGGATCTCGGCCGGCACGCTCACGTCCGCCGTGGCGCCGTAGCCGCAGACATAGACGACCTCGACCGCCCGCGGGCGATCTTCGTGCAGGTCCGGCCAGCTTTCCGTTGATTTCAAGATGATAGAACCCGCCCCGTCGATTTCACCGAGGGCGGTCCAATACTTCGAACTCGCGAGCGTCTGCTGCGCGTTGTTCGTGTCGTAATACTTCACCGACGTCACCGCGGAGACAGGCGGATAGGACAACTCGATCACGCCACTGGTCGGAAAGGCGTCGAGCGTCAGCGTGACGGTGCGGGTGATGAGCGCACGCCGCGTGTAATCCTCCACCCATGCAGTGGCGGCGGCGAGATAACCGGCGAGAAGCGTGTCCTCCGTCGCATCGGTGATCCTTAAATGATCCTTTAGGCTCTGAACCGAGACCGGGTAATCGGCTGCGGGAGTGGTGACGATGTAAGGCATGGTAAACCGTCTGACCGAGGGAGAGGGCGCCGGGTTAAACCGACGCCCCCTAGTGTTGCGTGACTACTTAGGCAGTGCCGGCGACTTCACCCAGATGGGTCTCACCCGTGACCGTCGCAGCCTGCGTGATCGGCAGAGACCGCTGCCCGTAAACATAAGCGATGGCCGAGCCAATCGTGGCATTCTGGGTGCCGCGGGTGACGTAGATCGCGCCGTAGCGCAGACCAGGCCGCTTCATGTTGAGGTAGATGATCTCGTTGTCCTTGTCATCGGCGATGGTCACCGAAGTGCCGGTGACGTCCGTGGTCGGCGAAGTGGTCGCGCCTTCCATGAACTTAACCGACGTGACGGCGCCCGTGACGATTGGCCCCATGTGGAGCACGATCAGCGCGCCCTCCGCATCGGCGAAGTCGATAGTGGAGCCGGTGATCGCTGACACGCCCGCCGCGCCCGCGGCTGGGGTGATGCACGAAACGATTTTGACGTTTTGGATCATGATGTGGTTTGCGGGGGCTGCGGCACTTTAGCCGGCGCCCCCGCTCGGGGGTTAGGTGCTCATGACCAGCGTCGCGGCGGCGAGGGCATCGACCAGCCGGCCGTCATTGCGACGGGTGAAGCGGAAGCCGACCTGACCGTTCGCGGCATACAACTCGTTCAACCGCTGCATCGAGGTGCCGAGGCGATCCGCGATGTAGTATTTGGACAAGTCGGCGAGAACGACGGCGACCGCGGCCGACGCGATGGTCGGAGCGCCGCCAGTCACCACGACCGGACGGCCGAGGATCATGTCGGGCTGACCGGCCACGAGGGACGGCTGCCATACGTAGGTGGTGTCGCCGCTGATGCCGGTCTTGATCTTGCGCAGGTACTTGACCGTGGCGTCATTCATGAGCCAGGTCGCGTTCTGGCGATAGGGGCGACCGAGCAGATGATACATATCGACCAGATTGTCGGCCGTGATCGCGCTGGTGCTGCCGGCGTTCATCGTGGGAACCGTGACGCCGCCGACGGTGGTCGTGGCGAAGATGCCCTTCGGCTTGCCGGTGCCGTTGCCCGCCGCAAAGTTGGTCTCTTCGAGCGTGTTGAAACGATCCGCCGCGACTTCGAGCAGGTGCTGCTCAAGGGGGAAGAACGCATCCTGCAGCAGTTCGTCGGCGACCTTCACAATGCCGCCGCTCTTGAACGCGCTCAGCACGACCTGACCATACGCCGGATCGGAGGTCGCACCGTAGGACGCCTCCTCCGCGATGTAGTCGAACGTGCCCTTCGACGTCTCGATGGGAATGTTGCGGTCGGAAGCGGTCGTGATCTTGTGCGCGAGCGCACGGATCGGGTCTTGGTTGACCAAGAGCTTGACGAGCTGGGTCTCGAACTCAGTCGGGACGAGGTAGCCGCCCTCGGTGGAGGTGCCGACCTGCAACGCATTGCGGTGCTCCGGCATAATGCCGTTGAGACCGCGGCGAGCGTAGACATCGAGCGCAGCCTTATACCCGGCGCTGTCGACTTGGCGCTTGTTCGACACCTTCTCAGCCACGACCTCGGGGCGGAAATTGGAATCGCGCTCAGAGGCAAGACCCGCCTCAACGATGGCGAGATTGTTGTGGGATTGGATCAGCGTCGAGAGGCTGGAGACTTCAGCATCCTGCTTGTCGTAGCCCGACTGCTCCTCGGTGTTGAGGCCACGACCGGCAGCGGTCGCATTGCTCAAAGTGGCGCGCATGTTGGAAACAAGCGTCGCCCGTTTTTCAATCAGTTCCTTGATCTTCATGGTCTGGTTGTTGGGTTGGTTCACTGCATTTTTTCCAAGAGCGACTGCCGCAGCAGGTAAATGCTGAGCGGCGTTTTCTTGTCTTCCGCGATGGCGGAGAGAGTGGGTTCAGCCGCCTCGGCCGGTGCCGGTGCGGGTGGTGCTTCAACGACCGGCGCGGGCGCGGGCAGCGGCGCGTTCTTGAAGGCGAAATCGGAAAGGGTGAGCTTCGCCGCGATCTGCTTCGCTGGCGTCACCTCCGTGGCGAAACCCTTCGCGACGCATTCCGCCGCGGTGTACCAGGTCTCGGCTTCCATCGCCGCCAGCACGTCGGCCGGCTTCATGCCGGTGCGGCTCGCGTAAGCGTTGACGATGTTCTCCTGCAACTTGTCGAGGATGTCCGCCTGCTTGCGCAGATCCTGCGCGTAGCCCGATAACTGGGTCCACGGCTGGTGGATCATCATCATCGCGTTCTCGGCCATGACGATCTTATCGCCGGCCATCGCGATCACCGAGGCGATACTCGCCGCGATACCATCCACCGACACAACGATAGACGCCGGGTGTGCATTCAGCGCATTATAGATAGCGAAGCCGTCAAAGACGGAGCCACCCGGCGAGTTGATGTGTACGTTCAGCGTGGCGACCTTCAGCCCAGCCAGCATCTGAATGAACGCGCCCGCGGTGATACCGTAGGCGCCGATCTCATCGTACAGAAATAGATCCGCGCTCGTCGCGGTCGCATTGCGGATTTCGAACCAGCTCCGCTTGTTCTCGAAGGGGATAAGAGTCGAGGTCATGGGGTGGGGTCTGCGGGGGTCGCGGGGTCCGCGGGGTCTTCGGGGTCCGCAGGCGCCTGCTCGGGCGCGGGCGTAGCTGGCGCCGCAGGGGCCGCTGGCGCCGGATCGGGTTGCTCCGTCCCAGCCTCGACCATGTTGAGCGGCTGCAGGTAAATCTCACCAATGCCATCCGGCAGCGGGTTAAGATTCTCCAGCGCGCGAATGTCGTCCGCACTCATCCAGCCCCAGTTCCGCGCGATAGCATACGCTTCGAACCGGCTCTTCGTGTCGCCACGGAGGGCGCCATCGAGCACGAACGAGAACGACAACGTGCGCCGCTCGACCTCGTTCAGCAGCTTCTGGTTCAGCGCCTGCTCCCACTCGGTGATCGCCGGCATGAGCGTGTCCTGCACGTACTCGATGGCCTGGTGCTCGATGTTCGAGAAGGTCGCGTTGTCAAGGATGCCGACCTTGTGCGGCGGAATGCCGAACGTCTGACAGATTTCGAGGGCCAGTTGCTTCTTCGACTCGATGAACTGCGAATCGCTGTTGTCCGTCCGGTTGCTGACGAACTTCAGCCCCTCTTCGAGTACGGCGACACGGTACGCGTTCTCGCTGCCCTTGTAGAGTCGCTCGAACGATTCGCGCAGCCGCTTGGCTGCATCATCACCGAGGACGCCGGGGTGCTCTAGAATCGAACCGGGGCGGCTACCGTTGGCGAAAAATTTGCTCGCGTTGTCCTGCAGCGCGATGGCGAGGGCGATGGTGTCGCGCGCAAACGAGACGTGATCGAGGCCGAGGATGCCGTTCATCGTCGCCCCGCGCAGGTGCAGAATCTTCGAGGCCGAGATCTGCGCACCCTTGAGCATATACTGAAGCTCGCCCGTCGCCGTGTCGCGCCGCACTTGAATGTCCGAATACTCAATCGGCCACAGCTCCGTGACGCGGCCCGTGCCGTCGCGGACGATCAGCGCATAGCCGTTGTTCCGCAGCGTCAGGTGTGACTGCACCGCGCGCCGGAAGTTGCCCGATGTCATCTCAGGGTTCGGCGCATCGTGCAGCAGGGAGTACAGCGGATGCTCGCGCGCCTCGACCTTGCCGCCGTCGGGCAGGGTGCGGTACAACTTGAGCGGCAGTGTCGAGACGGACTGCGCGACCCGATTGACACAGGCGAAAACCGTCGAGACCCCGAGTGCCTTGGCCGGCGTGACCGCCACGCCAGCCGCTGAACTCATCCCGCCCAGTATCGCATCGACCAACCATTGGTCGGGGTTTCCTAGCTGAGACGTCCCCGCCGAGGCGCGGAACGGATTAAGCCGAGTGAGCCAGTTCTTCACTGGCCCTATAATGAGGGACTACAACCGATTACTACAGGACCGTAATGCCACGGTTTCGTACATTTTCACCCGATTTCCCCAAAGACGCTATAGCTTCGCCCTTCTCGCTCACAATAGGAACCGCATCGCGTCGGAATGTTGGGTTCACCCGAAGCCACTCCATGAGCGATGCGACCGTCGAGAAGCGGCCCCAAAACGGTGCCCCCGCCGCTCGCATCCGGTAGATGTAGTTAGTCGAGACTCCGAATGTTACAGCCAATGCTTTTGCGCACAGCGGCACTTGATTCTGCGCCTGCTGGATAGGGTCTGCGTGTGCTGGCAATACTACGTTCTTCATGCTGAAAATACTCCCCGTGTTTTGTAGACCGATGCGCTCTTGGCACCGACGTTTTTCATTGCGAATATAAGAGCCGCTAGTGAGTCGATGTTCTTGTCCCGCCCGAGCTTCGGCTTCGCCGCCTGACTCAGTTCGTTGTAGCGACTCGTCACCTTGACCGCGTTCGTCACCATCCACGCCGCCATCGGATTGCCGTCGTGCTTGATCGTCCGCGCCGCCACCGCTCGCTCGAAGTCCAAGGTCGGGCCGTTCAGTTCAAGCGCGGTCTGCGGCACCCGCAGTGGGTTCAGCCCGTGCGTGTCCTTCAGCCGCTGCACCAACTCGTGCGCGAATGCCTGGTCGAAGTTGATACTCTGGACCTTCATCGCCTTCGAGATCTCCACGATCTCCGACTCGACCAGCCCGAAGTCGGTCACGTCGCCGTCCGTCACCGTGAGCCAGCCATCCCGCGCCCACGCCGAGATCGGAATACGGCCTTCCTTCCGCCGCGCCTCGAAGCTCGTCTTCGGATACCAATGCCGCCACGATACGAGCAGGTCGCCGTTCTCGTCGCGCGTCGCGATCGCGAGCGCCGTGAAGTCGTTCACGCGCGCCAAGTCCAGCCCGAGCCAGACCTGCTTGCCCTTGAACGACGCGAGGCTGTGCTTCCCCGCGCACGCCGCCCAACGCTCAGGCGAGATCCACGACTCGTCGGCACCATCGAGCCACTGGTTCAGCCGGTAGCGACGAAAGCTGGCCTCGTCGCCGGGGGAGATGCGTGCCGCCTGCACGTCGCGCGCGAAGTCCTCGGGGTCGATAGTGACGCCGTAGCTCGGGTTCGACTTCTCCCACGTCTTCGGGTCCAGCCAGTCATCGGTCGGAGCCGCCGCGCACACATACGGGAAAAACGCGGTGTCCTCGATGTTGCCGCGGGCCACGCGCAGGGCGTAGTCCCACCGCTCGCCACAGATCGAGTCGCGGTCGAGGCCGGCCGTCGTGATCTGGATCATGAACGGCTGACGGCGTGCGGCGCCAGCGTACCGCAGCGCATCGTATAGGCGCCGGTCGGGCTGAGCGTGTAACTCGTCGAAGATCGTGAAGTGCGCGTTGATGCCTTCCGCGCGGAATCCATCCGCCGACAGCACTTGATAAAACGAGCCGGTGATCGGCGCGATGATGCGCTTCCGCGACTCGACCAGCGTCAGCCGTTCAGCCAATGCCGGCGCGGACTTCACCATCGCCGCCGCCTCCCGGTACACGATGCCCGCCTGCTCCCGATCCGAACCTGCGCCGTACACCTCGGCACCCGGCTCACGGTCGGCCATGAGACCGTAAAGCGACAAGCCGCCACATAGGGTCGATTTCCCATTTTTCTTCGGGATCGCGATGAACGCCTCGCGGAACCGACGCCGACCGTCCGCCCGCTTCCATCCGAACATCGGCGAGATCACGTCGTCCCGCTGCCAGTCGAGCAGTTCGAACGGTTGCCCCGCCCATTGACCTTTCGAGTGGCGCAGGAACGACGAGAAGAAGTCCACGACGTGCTGCGCCGCCGCCGCGTCGAACCAGCAGCCAGCCGCCACGGCCCGCTCGTCGTTCTCGCCGCGGGTCCATTTCTTGGTGATCGGGTCAGGTTTCATCGGTGGCGGTGTCGGTCTGTGCCGTGGTGATCGCGGGCTGGTTCTCGGCCAGGAATGCGTCGAACGGGTCGACCTTCTTCTCGGTCGTCGGGGCGATCTTGATCCTCGCCCGCGCCAAGTGCCGCATCCCGTAGTCGTTCTCGAAGTCGCGCATGAACCGCTGGCACTTCGCCATCTCGGCCAGGAGCGGGTGCGCGCTGGTCCCCTGCGAGGTCGGCAGGGTCAGCCCCTCCTCGTCGACCTGCGCCTTGCACCGCTGGTAGCGTTCAAGCGTTTCGCAGTAGGTCGCCAGCGCGTCGCCGTCCAATGGGGTCAGCACACCCAGCGCCACCAGCCGCGGGGTGAGCCGGTCCCATGTTTCCTTCGCCGCCGGGGTCAGCGTCCGCGGCATTTCCGGCGAGGCCGGCGCGATGTACGTCAGCGTGTTGGCGGCGCGTGCTGCCAAGAGAGCAGATGGCAATGGTTTACGTCCTCGCATGGTGGTTTTTAAGTGTTAAAGGGGACATTTTGGCGCTTTTTCGAAATTGCGCGGCGCGGAGCCGGTCCCATGTTTCCTTCGCCGCCGGGGTCAGCGTCCGCGGCATTTCCGGCGAGGCCGGCGCGATGT